CCCATAAACGGCTTTCGGAACCACCACTCGGGCCGTCGCGAGCCCGCCGGTGACGACTGGCGGCGCGAACGTGCCCACGCCCAACTGGTAGTGCGCGAGGATCTGCGCGGGCGACAGCGCGGCACTGTAGACCGACACCTCGTCAACGGTGCCGATGAACGACTGTGCGGGCTGACCGATCCGCGCAGCGTCGGTTGCCACGCCCGCTGCGACTGCTGCCCCGCTGTTGTCGAGCACCCCGTCGATGTAAAACTCAAACGTCGCGCCCGCGTTGTTGACGACGATCTGGTGCGCTCGCAGGTCGAACAGCCCGGCACGGCCACTGAAGTAGGCGCTCGGTGCGCCCGCCACGTAGCTGAGCATCACCAGTTGCCCCGTGTCACCGTTCAGACGAAGCTGCCGTCCGTTGACCGCGTTGTAGCGGTCATCGAAGAAGCCGTAGTTCGTCGCGCCGTTGACGCCGACCGAGGTGCGGAACCACAGTTCGATGGCCTTCCACGGGATGGGGGACGCCAGTTGCACGTAGCTGCCGTCCACCAGCACCAGCGCACCGTTGCCATCCGTCAGCAGACCCGGCCCCGGCGCGACTCCACCGACAAAGGTGCCCGTCACGCCACCGATGGCGTCCACCACGGGCGCGGTCTTCTCAGCCAGCCGCCAGTACGCGACCGCGCCGTCCGCGATGACGCGCCGCGCATAGGTGTTCGGCGGCCCCCCGGAGAGCGCCGTGAGAGGCGCCCCGACCGGCGCCCAGACCGTCGAGCCTTTCGACGGGGCCTCCTCCAGCTGCACCGCCCCAGCCGTCACCCCGTCCCAGGATTGCACGTAGACGGCCAGCGCGGCCGCTGCCCCTGGTTCAAACGCCTCAGAGACACCCCCGGCCCCGGTGACAGCGTCCAGCACCGCCCGGCGGGTGATCGCCATCTACGTCAGGCTCGTGCCCATGCTGTAGACGGTGATGCCCCCGCCGGCGGCCACCACGAAGCGCAACCGCCGGGCCGAGGCCGCGGCGATGGTCAGCGTGTTGACGCCGCTCGCGGCGGTCATGCCCGCGCCCAGCGTCAGCGTCAGCACATCGGTGGCCGCCGCCGTGTTGCGAAAGTAGACGTCGAGCGAACAGCCGGGCGGCGGCGCGTAGCCGCCCCGCGACATCGCCGTCAGGAGATCCGCGGCGGTCGGGAGCGCATCGGTCTTGCTGCCGCCCATCGTGCGGTCAACCATCCCCGCCATCAGCTGGGCCGGCGTCAGCGTGGCGTTCGCGCCGCTGACAACGGCGGGCGGCGTGAAGTCAATCAACGCACCGCCCATCAGGGTGAGATCGGTCTGGTGGCTCACGGGTCCCTCCACTCATTGCGACGGGCAAAGGTGATCGTGATGGCGGGCCGGTGGCGCTGTTTCCAGCGCCACCACCACGCGGCAATCGACCACCAGAGGCGCACTACGCGCCTTCGGACGCGAACACGCCCTGCCAGTGGGTGCTGGCTGCCGTGAACCGGGCTCGCACTTTGTAGAGCCGGTTGCCGGTGCGGGGGTCCTGGTCAGCCGGCTGAGCGGTGATGCCCACCCGGTCGAGGAAGCACATCCCGTGGCTGTTGTCGGAGGCCACGAGGAACCACGCATCGAGGTCCGTCAGGTACGGGTTGACGACCAGCCGGATGCGACGACGCGACTTGATGCTGTTGATGTCGTTGTCGTTGCTGCCGGGGATCTGGGTGCTGTTGATGATGCGCTCGGCCAGGAACTCCAGCGCCGGGGGCACGTAGAGAATCCAGCTCTGGACCGGGGCGACGAGCTGCCCGCTCTCCAGCTTCGTCTCGACCTGCACGTCGGTCAGCGCCTGGGCAAGGCTATCGAAGCTCAGGTCCGCTGGCGTGGCCAGCTTGTTCCGCGCCGCGCCGCCGCCCGCGAGGGGGTGCGCTGTGTTGAACAGCGACACGCCATCGGCCGACAGCTCGGTGCTGAAGCCGTTGTTGTAGGGAGCCGCGGCCACGCGCTCCTGGGTGGCGCGGGCCGAGAACGACAGCCACTGCGCGTTCTTCGTGAGGACGTCGTACTGGTCGTCCTCCAGCGCCGTCTGGGTCACTTCGAAGCCCAGGCCGTACTCGACGGGCGTCACGTCCTTCGTCCAGCCGGCCTTGATGAGGTCGAACTGGTAGGGGGCGCCTTCCGGCTTCGGCGGCACTTCCCCGAACGGGGCGACGGTCGTGTAGCGTTCGAACTTCCGGTCGCTCGTCTTGCGGATGTAGACGGCCGGCCAGATGGGCGGCAGCTCCTTCAGCTGCTTGCCCAGCAGGGCGTACACCATCTTATCGACGTTGTCGTAAAGGTCAGGAAATACGCCACGGGTCTGGATTGCCATTGGTGGGTCCTCTTAGCTCTTGGTGGGGTGAACCCAACCGTTAGGCGAACGGCCCGCGAGCGGCCGCCAGGAAGCGGAACTCGACGCGCCCGTTGATGTCGCCCACGGCATCGACCAGCCGGGTGATGACCACGCGGGTGTTCGTCGTGTCCGACTTGTCTACCCGCAGAATGTTGCCCTTGGCCGCGTCCACCACGAGGCCGTAGACCGCCCCCACGTCCGCCGCGGCGAGTGCCCCGGTGTCCTGCAGGTTGGCGATGAACTCGGTGTTCTGGTCGGCTACCCAGACGCCGATCATGTTGCCGGTGACGCCGGTGGCCGCCTCCGCCGCGAGGCCGACGAGCGTCCCCGCCGCGGGGTCCGTGACCGCCGCCGTGGCTACGCCGGCGGCGAGGCCGACGAGCGCACCGACTTTGAAGGACTGGCCGGCCGCCTCAGCGTAGTAGGCCAGCCGGGAGAATCGGATGGGGCGAGCGTAGTTGCGGTTGGTAACGGTGAGCGTGGCCACAGAGTCCTCCTCGTGCTTGCACAAGCTCTGTGCAGGAGGCTTCGGCCTGCTCGCACCGTCCCTCGACCAAAGCAAGAAGGGGCGGCGCCACCTGACCGTGACGGCGTCAGGACCCGGCGCCCCTTAGCGGAGGGCGCACCCGCTGGCCGGGGACAATAGCACAGGGGCTCAGAGATGTTCAATGACCGGAGCGCGGACCCGGTCGATGTAGCGCCAGTACTCCTTGCTCACGCCGGGCGCCAGGACGAGCGCCTTGATGGCCTCGCGCTCCAGGGGCGTGAGTCGCTTTGTGCCGGATTTCACTTGAATGGCCCGCACGTCGTGCCGGCCCAGGGCAATCACGTCGAACAGCCCCAGGCTGCCCCCGGCCTTGGTGCAGAGGTAGCCGGCGGCCTCCAGCAGCTTGACGCATTTGCGTTCGGCCTTCGCGCCCTTCCGGGCGCTACGAAACGCCCGCGGCTTGTCGGGCGCTGGCAGGGGTTCCGCAGGGACAGAGTCCGCAACAGGTGTGGGTGGCATTGGCATCAGCCCAGGCACGGCCGCGGCCCCGGAGGCGCGGCTCACTGCGTTCTTGGTTCGGATGGGCCGCGTCGTGGACGCAAATCAGCTCCACGATCCCGTCCTTCCTCCACCTCTCGCCCAGCGCCCAATAGGGCAGCCTCGGCCCTTTTCGCATACTCATCGTGGCGCCACCCGGTGTAGGGGTCGATCTCGGTCCACTCGCCGGTGTCGATCTCCGGGCAGGAGCAATCCTCGGTGTGCTGCCAGTGGCGCAGGCACCACCAGCCCCCGCAGTCGTGGCAGGGAATCCAAATCGGGTGAGCGTACAACGGGATGTCACGTGGAACACTCACCCGTTTGGCCATGACTACTTGGGCTCGGGAACCGGGGGTTGACCGACAGGCACCAGGACCCAGCCGTAGCGCACCGAGTACTTCAGTTCGAACTTCCGCGCTTGGTCAGGCGGCGTCGGGTTGATCTCGGGCGGCAGGTAGATCGGCAACGAAATCTGCGGCGGCGGCGTCTCGCTCGGCAGCGTGTTGTCGATGGTCGGGGGATTCGGCACCGGCGGCAGCACCGGGCCGGTCGTCGGGTAGTTGCCCCCGCCAGGGAGCCCCTGGCCCGGATGCGGGAACCCGCCGTGCCCAGGGAACCACGGATGCGGCGGCAGCGGGTGGCCCTGGCCGTAGCCAGGATCGACCGGGCCGCCGTAGGGCGGCAGGCTCTGGTCGGGGTAGTTGCCCCCGCCCGCGCCGTCGAGGAACGTGATGAGTGCCAGTCTGCTGTTCATTGGGTTCTCCTACCGCTTCTTGTTCGATTTGCCGGCCTTCGACAGGGCGATGGCCACGGCCTGCTTCTGGGGCTTGCCGT